CCTTGTTATCCAAATCAAATTCGCAATCTGTCTTGTAGAATTTACCAACGAATATTTGCTGCCACTTTTTTTCTGCTGCGTCAAACATGGACACTATCATATAAAAGGCTGTTTCAATATCCGTCTGATTGATATATTCGAACTCAGAACCTAGAAATATGAAATTTCCGTCTATCGATTTCCGGAAAAACTCATAGCCGGATTCCTTTTCGGTATCGAGTGAAACATCGTCTTTGTAGATCGGGTGCATTACACGACCGTTTACCTCGAATCTGTATACCGGGTTTTTCATCAGCTTTTAATAATTTTCGTGTTATTGCCCTTGAAAATGAAGATGCGCCCTTTGCCGTCGCTTACAATTTGCCGTTCTCCTTGCCGACGAATAGCGGCTACGTCAGCAGCTAACCGGGCCGTGTCGGCATTTTGATTGATCGTAATTCCGGCTTTCTCAAAACTGAATGCCGAACGCATATAAATGCGCTCAAACTCTCCGTGATTGATGCTGTCGATAATCGCCCCGAGTTCCGAGCCGTATTTCCGAGTGGCTCGTTTATTGATGACCCCCAGAAATTCGCCACCCTCAATACGTCGTTCCCGCCCATCTTGAGTGTGGCCGAGCGATACATCGCGGCCACTTTGATGGCTTCCTCCGGTTATGTACTCGTAACCACCGGTGCCGTAAGTGACTGCACTGGCACTGGCCGATTGCCGCGTAACTTGTGCCGCTTTTATCTGTGCAGCGGCGAAACTGGCCCACATAGTCGCAATAGCCGCAGCCGCAAGGAAAGGCCCGGCTAATCCTGTCCCTCCCGTAAATGAAGCCCAAATATTGGCCGATGCCGTAATAAGTGACGATGTTTGCGAAAGCGCCTCGATAGCTTGCTGTGCTCGCTGCATCTGAGCCTGTTGCCGCAATAACTTTTCCTGCGTCTGCTTTTGCAAGGCCAATTCCCGTTGTGCTTGAGCTACATTATTCGCGTAACCGTTGGCCGCCGCTTCACGCTCTGCATCGAGAACGGATCGTGCGGCATCTATACGTTCCTGGGATTGATTGATAGCCTGTTGTGCAAGTTGTTCTTGGGCCGCAAATACGGATGAAAGTTGATCGACCGTATAATTTACAGCTTGCATAACAGCCTCTTGCCGTTCTCGAATTTCCTCCTGGGTTTCACCATTAAATTTTAGACCGATAACATCTAAAAAATTATTATAGGGCCTCTTTTTCTTTGCTGACCGTTCAACTTCATATTCTCCTTGTTGGATCAATAACTTAATGCGTTCGATTTCCTCGGGGGCCATCTTACTGCCGTACAGGTCGTTTAATCGCAAAATTTCTTTCCAGCGGTCGATTTCGGCTTGTTTCCTGATACGGAATTTTTCTTCCTCTGTTGCACGGGTATTGTCAATCTCCCATTGTGTCATTTTCAGGGCTGCCTGTTGGTCGAACCTTTCCAATTGCTCCGATGAATTTACCCGATTGGCCTGCTCTTTAAAACCCTCTGAAATCAAATCAGGATTTTGCTGCTGGTCTTTCGGTAGCAGCGCATTACGACGAAGTGCAATTTGTTCCTCGATTTGGAGTTGTTTGAGCTGAATATCGAGATATTCGTCCGAGCCTTTTTTCGCCGTAGCCAATTGCATCTCCAGACCCTTTTTTGTCCATTCGAGCTGTTGGATTTCGTGATTTGCCTGCAATTCGTTCAGTTCTTTGAACAGTCGCGCATTGTTATCCTGCATTGCCTTGGCGTACGTTTTGTGATCCTCGTCCGTCTTGGTCTCGATACGATCATACGACCTTTGGATTTCCTGTTCGCGGATTTTTGCGGCATTAATCGTGGCCGTGACCTGCTGATCGTAACCTTCTCCATTGCGGCGTTTTCGTTCTCGATTGCCTTTTTCTCCAACTGCAATCGCGCGCTCGCATCCTGTTCCTGCTGTCTCTTTGCTTTCTCGGCGGCCTTTTGGCGAGCCTTGTCCGCCTTATCGTTACCCGGATTAACGGTAAACGTTTTGAAACGGGCATCGTAAATCTCCTGGGCGTTTTTCAGTAGGGCATTTTTCGCGTTGTTCTCGTCAGCTATCCATGCCTCCAACTCGGTTTTATTCATTTCACGGAACACCGCCAGTTGCTTGTTATCCTCTTGTCGTTGCTTGATACGCTCTTGCATTGTGGCCCCGGAAAGGTACTTTGCTTGTTCCTCTGCACCGGCCTTATCTTGTCCGAGTTCCATTACTCGGTTTTCATAGGATTGTCGTTCTTCTGGTGTGAGTTTCCGAGTGCGGATACCGGTTGCACCGGTTGATTGACTGATCGTATAAGTTTCAGTAATCTCGCCTTTTTCAAGAAGTTTATTTATTCGGTCGATCTCATCCCCGTATTCCTTTGCTTTACGGGTTTGTTCCTCGATAGCCGATTTATTCAGGTATTCCAGCCGGGCCCGTTCTGCATCGATAAACTCCCATACTCGGCCCGTATTGAGCGACAAAATATTTCCATACTCATCGAACTCAGCCACAACGCCCGGAATTGTGCGCTGTAGTTCCTTCATAATAGAATCGAGTTCAGATTGCTCCGCTTCGGTCCTTTCCGTTTTCCCGATCAATTCTTCATAACGAGGCATCAATTCTCGCACCCGTACCTCGGTATCTACGAACGATTCGGCCTGCTCTTTGAATTGTTGTGTCGCTGTTTTTGACCCTTGCACCAACTGAGATAGAACGTTAATCAGGCTCGTAGCGGATTCAAGCACGGACTTCATTACACCTGTCGATCCGGAAAAAGAAAGCATCAGGCCCTCCCAAGCACTTTTCAGAAGTTTAGTTTGCCCCTCTACGGTATTCAACCTCTCTTTCTGGATTCGCTCCAGTTCCCCATCTACGCCATTCAACTCTCTGCGTAACTCTCTCAAACTTTCAGCACCGCGCAGGAATGTATTGAATGCGGCTACGGAACGCTTATCGGTCAATTCGAGAGAAGCGTTAAGATCGACCCCTCGTTTATCAAGATCGATCAATCCGTTAATAAGGTCATCGAGCGATTTAACCGGCTTTCCCAGCTGTTTTGCGAGCTTACCCGATGAATTGGCAAGATTCAAAAGTATGTTTCTAGTAGCTGTAGCTGCCATAGAAGCATCGAAACCCGAGTTCGCCAACGTTCCGAGTAAGGCTACGGTATCCTCAATTGTGAAATTAAACGCGTTCGCAACTGGAGAAACGATTGCCATTGACGTTTCAAGGTATGAGAAATCTAGCGCAGATTTATTCGCCCCAACGGCCATAACGGACAACACTCGGGAAGTGTCTTTTGCATCCAATTGGAACGTCCGTAGGGCTGCCCCAGCCAATGACGAAGCCCGTGGCAAGTCAGCATCTAATGCTGTAGCAAACTGCAAAACGGGAGCTTGCATCTGCATGATCTGCTGTTCAGTGAAACCAAGTTTCGCTAACTCAGTTTGCAGGGCTGTAACCTGTGAGGCCGTGTATTCGGTAGTCTCCCCGAGATACTTGGCCGATGCTGTCAACTCGGTAATATTTTTTTGAGTAGTCCCAAGTATCGTGGCAAGGTTTGCATTGGCCTGCTGGAACTCTACGATAGTGCGCACCCCGCTACCGATCATTTTTACGACGGCCATAAAACCAACGGCCTGCAAGGCAAAATTCTGAATCCCTACGGCCATACTCTTGAAATATCCGCCAACGCCCCGGCTATAGATGCCGACGCTTTTTTCAAGGTTCATCAACTCTTTATTGGCCGATCTCAGTTCTTTTGTTTTTTGCAGAAATGCGGGTGTGCCTATGTCCATCGTGGCCCATTCCCTTTTCAACGCCGCCACTTTCAGCCGTTGTGCCTCTACACTATTTGCCGTTGCAAGGGCCTGTTTAGCGGCATTTCGATTCGCTGTTGTCGCTTGGTTTGTCTTTTGACGGATTAATTCTACCTCCTTCCCTTCCTCGGACAAAGCAAATTTCAACCGCTCTTCGGCTTTAGCTTTTGCATCAGTTGTTTTTGTTGATTGCTGCTTTGCCTTTCGAAGTTTCTCCAACTCCGCTTCCAGCTTTGCGATCTTTGCGGTCAGAGATTCGATCTCCGCCCGGACTTCAGCGTCTTTATGGGCCAGATTTTCGGCTTCGACGGCGACCTGTTGTACCTTCTTTTGTTGCTGTTCAAGCGTCCCCTCCATCTTAACCAGCGAGCTGTCCAGTACTTTTGCCCTGCCGATAATATCATCTAGCGCTTTTACATAAATATCGCGCATGATCTTGAGTTGCTCTATCACCTGTATTATCGCTCCGTCGTCTACAACCATTTGACTGGTCGTGATCGGCCCATTCTGCTGTGCCATTACAATAGTCTTTATCGTTGGACAATCATCTTTTTTTCAATCCTTTTCTGGCTTCTTTCGCCTCGTGCTTCATAATGTGAAGCGCCCGGTAGAATTTCAACACGGACATATTTTCCGCCGGTGTGTGGAATTTTTCGGAAATCACTAGACACATATCCGAATAGCTTTTATCGAACGCCACATCTGCGCCTTTAGGCGTTGAAAATTCCCTCGGCGGGGTTGAAAGTAGGATAAACGTATCTATGCGTTTTATATCATCCCGTCTATCGGTTCTACTTACAATCCCGTCAAGTATCAACCGTGTGCGCCGGACCATCCGTGTTAACGTGTCTTTTTCGCGGACATCCGAAAAAATCTCCGGAAAGTACGTCCGCAGCTCTTCTCCAATTTTTTTTTTGACAGCTTCAAAAAGCTGTTCTAACCAACCATGCCGGGCCGATTCAAAATACCGCAACGTCTCTTTGATACCGTCATCGCTCAAATCCTCCCGTGGTTTCCCGTCTATCTCCGCCACAAGGGCGGCAAAGGCCATATTTTTGGGGCTCACCCCGCTTAGAAGGAAATACAGGGAGGTACGGAAGTTTTCAAGTTCTGTTACCGCTTTCGTCTTATCTTCTTCTATCAGTTTAGCGATCCTCACGATGTGCGTATCTATGGCCTCGTAGTCGCTCCCAATCCCCATGTCGTAAAGCAGGTATCGGTTGAAAACATGGTACCTGCTAATCGGCAGTTCTTCGATGCCGTCGTACAGCTTGACGGTGTGCCCTGCAATTTTCTCTACCTTCATTCCATTATCCTCCATGAAAGTGCCGCCGCCGGCACTGCGGCAACTGTCCAAAACCAATCCCCGGTAACCGCCGTCGCAATAATTCCGAGACATACACCCGTCCAAAAGCCCATACAAAAAGTGCAACGGGCCATTTTTGACACGATTTCCGGCCCTTTTATTTGCATGAGGGTACGAATACCCCATTTGTCGGCTAAAATCAATACAAACACGACAAAAAGGGACAGTACGATGATCTGGCAAACAAACTCTACCATAGTCTGAATCTTCTTTAGTTCTACCTGTTCGTACATGCAGCTAAACCTTCTGCGTAACCGACGGCATGCCCTTCGGCAAATCCTTCGGCTTTGGCCTGTGCCTTTACGGCACTAAGGTCGAGCGATCCAACAACCTTTTCCCCGTTACTGAAACCAACATAACCTTTCAGGACGGTTTCCGGAGAAATCGTCCCGCCAGTCGTATTTATATAAATCGGCTTCGGTGACGGACCGCATTCCTCACCAATCGTATACTCGCCCTCCACTACAAAACCGCCATGCGGATAGATGAGATGCAGCGTGTCGATCTCGCGGATTGAATAGCCGAGATAGATGTTTTCGTTTCTTTCGCCGATCCGGTTCACGTACAATCGTCCTCCTTGTGTCATCGCCACCCTGAGAGCGTCAAGAACATCCTTTTTAAGACGCTCTTTATTGCTTTGGCCCAGACCGAAAATCTTTGCCTCGTCGAACCAAAAAACGATACGCATTTGACCGCGAATACGCCCATAATGTCGCTGTGATCGCTCCGTCCGCTCATAATCCGGAATGTCGAACCAAGCAAAATTCCCGATCATATCGTTAGGAAGCACGCTTTTGTACTCTGAATCCCCTACATAGACGGCAGGATAAAAATATTCCCGACGTTTATCATAGCGGACAAGGCGCTGGGCCCGCCCGAATACATAATCCAGCCACGGAATCGCGGCAAGAGATTTTTGCAAATCGACGATCAGTCGGTCCACCAAAGCGGGGTTATCTATTTCATAAATTTTCGCCATTCGCTATGTGTCTTAACAGACCCAACAGATAAGGCCGTATATATTCCCAAATAATTTCGTTCATATTCTCGTCGTTCAGACCTAAAATTTCAGCCCCGTACTTCCTCACAAGTTTGTCTGTCTTTTCGTCGGCAGCCTGAATTTGCCAGGAATCCGAATCATAGCGGATGAAAAATGAGGCTTCAAATTCTCCTGTATCACGTAGCGTTACTCGATCATACGGCTGTCCTTTAATCTTTTTGATTTCAACCGTGCGTCGCGTATAAGGTTGGTAATCGGAAATATCAACCCCTAACCGGTTCTGGCCGTGTTCGTATAGCTGTTCCTCAGCATTCATGTCAACAATCACCGATTCGTTCTCCCGCACACAATCCAACACCCGCTGCGGTAATTCACGGTCAAAGTCCGAAAGACCGTTTATCAGTTTGTCGATACGGTCAACCATCAGAAGGCCGATCTATATTTAACACCTCCATTATTGCATGGCAAACAAATCCGATCCATGCCGGCGGTGTCGATATACACGGCTTCGTATGCCTTTTTGAGTTCATAAGCAAGCCCCCCGGGCCGTCCTTCCGGGTTACCATCGATTTCGTAGAGTACGTCCGTTCGATTTACATTCGTTTCACGCGCATTAACCCGTGTCTCCGGATTGTAGGCCATACTTCGAAGGACATCGACGGCCACCTGTTTTGCAATAACGCTCTGAAACATCAGCCGGTTATGAATCATAAAATCGGAAAGGTCACACATGACAGACACGATACAGTTCATACCGTAGTTTACGGTATTCGTGTAGGCGTTTTGTGACAAATCCCATAATTGCGGAGTTGCGTCGAACCCTTCAGGCCGGGACACTTTAAACGGAAAAACATTCAGGTATTTGCTAATCTGTTTCCAGAGTTGGTAGTTGCCGCGCTCGCATTGGCAGGGAGCGTTAGACCAATCTCGGGCAAGGTTTACCGCTTGCAAACCCTCCATCCGGGTCTGATCGTACACGACAAACCAACTGCCGCCGGTATTTGTGCCGGCGTCGATATACGGCATATAAACGTTATCCAAAGGGAACCACGTAAACCCACCGTTTGCCCCGTTAATAGGGACTTCGTATTCATATTTAGGCCCTGCGCCACTACTGTGAAAGATGTACAGATGAATCGTACCGCTTCCAACCATTTGGAAACCGATTTTATCGAGCTTCGTGGTTACGCCCATACTTCGCGCCGAAACAAATTCGTAACCGACCAGAGAGCCCGTATTCTGCACAAGATCGCGCATACGTCCGGCACCGTCGAATAATGGACGGTTCTCCAAAAGACTTTTAGCCTGTAGATTTACCGTCTGATCGTTTACAAACTTCTGTACCACGTTACGCAAAGCCGATTCCGTGACCTGGCGCAAATACCCCGAAAGAAAATCATAGGGCTTCCACGCTATGGTATTTGTCAAAGGCGTACCGGCAGTTACGTCCGTTTGGGCCTGGTATACCCGTGCATTTCGCGAAGGACTGTCGGCGACCATCGCTCCTGTTGCATACGGCAACGAGGCATCCCATACCTCGAATCCCATATCGGCAGGATCGGGCATTGTCGCACGTATATTGTTCAGTGTTACGAGAGGGTGCGCATCCTGAAAATATAGGCCGCTCTCCGACTTCGTCAGATCGGGGTTTATTTTGTTGCGCGGGTTTATATCGGAACGCCAGCCAACGACATGCGCAAAGGCATCCAAAATATCATCGGGTCGATACATCCTTATTCGGCATTAAAAGTTGAAAATAAGGGGTAGAGGAAGTCCCCTACCCCTTTGGTTTGGGGATACTATAACCGATGTGATTACGCTCCATCCCCACCACCGGCTGCAGTCGGTGCCGGCTCGGTCTGGTGAACCGGAATCGAGTTCGGGTCGCCGGTAGGTTTGCCGATGGTCGCTTTGATAATCGGATTAGCGACAGTCGTAGGCGAACTGTTGTACGGCGTGATGATCGCATAGTCGAACGAGAAGCCGTACATTTCCTTAAACGCACAGGTCATGTCGGCGGTTGATTCGCCCGCAATTGCCGAGTAGTCGCCTTTGCTTTCGGCATAGTAGGTGCCTACCGGAATCCCGACCAACGGTAATTCCATAACATCCCACTGCGTACCGTCGGCCATCCGGCGGCGGTACAGGCTCTCGCGGTCCACACGGAACACCATACCTACCTGCCCGTCCTCGACCATGTACATCGTACCGTATACGCCTTCTTCGTTCGGAAGTTGGTTGGTAAAGTGCATCCACTTGTTCAGGTACTCCAAACGTTCGTTGATCGCGTTTTGCTCGCCCAGCTTCGCCAGTTTGTTGATAAGCGCCTGAACGCCGGTATTTCCTACTACGTGCATACGCCGGTAGTAGTCGTTGGCGTTCATCATCGCCTCAAGATCACCCAGGATGTCGTAGCGGGCATCCCACCCGGCCGGAATAACATTACCGGTAGGAGTGTAATTCAGCGTATCGGCGAATACCTGCGTTTTGGCTGCCGACAGGGCGGCCAAAGCTGCTGTATCGAGCGTTGCGGCCACTTTGAACAGATATTTCAGGAATTTGCGCTCCCAATCCTTTTGCAAGGAAATATCGTTATTGTGGTACATGGCCGGTACCATCGTGAAGCCCCACGAAACAGTGGCAAACGTCACGGTGTAGAGTTTAGAGGTGTTTTCGTCGTCTGCAATCGTGCAAGAACGAGTATTGGACAGAGTTACGTCCCCGTCGTAATCCAACACGGGTACTTGTACTGTGCGGCCGATGCTCGCAAATGCGCGTTCGCGAAGTTCGGGAGAAATGATCCCCTGCGGATTGTAGGTCTCGTAGACAAACAGGTCGAGCGCTCCGTAACGCGAAGGGCGGGCCATGTTCTTGTCAATCGGCGAATTTACGCGGAGATTCTGCATCCGGGTTTCGATAAGTGACATAGTTTTTTGTTTTTTAAGCGGTTATACAAAAACGGCTTACCCTTCAGCCTAAAATAATTGACTATTAACGCAACGGCAGGTTTTCAATCCCCGCCTCAGTACGCATCTGCGTCTGTTTTTCGGAAAATTCCGGCGTACCTTTTACCAACCCTTCACCCATCAGGGTTTTAACGATCATTTCATCGGCCTCGACCTGAGTACGGGCAGATGAGATGTCTACCATGCCGGCCACACCCCCTTCCCTTGAAGGAGGCGTACTTCCGGCACCAGCTCCGGCCTGCTGTTTTTTCAGCACGTCCGAAAGCTCGTTTTTCAGAAGATCGGACACCGTAACCGGTGCGAGACCTTTTGCAGGATCGCGTTTCATGGCTCCGGTATCGTCGAGAAAAGCGAGTGTTTTGCCTCCTTTGCCGTCCTCGACAAACTCCGATTTCATAGCTTTGATCTTATCAACAGCTACGCTTTTCATCGTTTCGATGACGGTCGGCGGTAGCGCCGGGTCGAACTCAAAACCGGATAACGCAAGTCGAATTTCACTTTCGACGGCAACCGTATTGAGCTTACCGGTCATTTCGGCCATGTCTTTTTCGTACTTCTCTTTGAGCGTCCGGTAATCGTTCGTCACACCGTTAAGGTCTCTTTTAGTCCTTTCGAATTTTGTCACGATCTCCGGATCGCCTCCCCCTTTTTCAAGACGGTCTTTGAGGGTGTCGCGTTCGCTGGTCAACTGCTGCACCTGCGTTCTCAGTTCACCTAACTTGTCGCTTCCTCCTTTCAGGTGAGAGATCGCCCGCTTCATATAGTCATAGGTTTTCTCTCCCTGTTTTTTCTCGATTCCGGCCGTTTCCAGAATATCGCGGTCGAACTCGCCGTACAGGCGACCGATCCGGTCTGCAATAACGCGATCCTCGTCATTTACCGACAAAGTCGTGATCGCCGTGACCTGTTCATCGGTCAGGCCGGCCAAAGCCGCATTTGTTCTCAATAAATTTGCATCGAGTGCCATAATCTTACCCTTTGATTTGGTTTTTGTGGTTCGTTACTTTCCGGGGTGGTGAATAACCTGTAGCGAATACCCCTGTCGCTTCAGGTAATCGGCGATTTTATCCCATTCACGGACGCCGTACATCTGTACAACAGGACGACTGATCCGATCGCTGGTATGGGGGTCGAATCGTTTGATTTCCTGCAATACATGCACGAATTTCTGATCCTGCGGTTTCACCTTATACGCCTGCGCTACCGCAGCGGCCACCGCATCGTTGGCAAACGGCCCCGAAGTAAAGGCCGTAGGCGCGATAGGTTCCGAATCGAATTTGCTCTCAGGTACGGAATTTTCCGCAGGCGACGTATTGTCGGCAGCGGCCACCGCATCGTTGGTGGCAATAGTTTTGGACGGTTGGTTCTCTGCTGCACTAACATCAGTTTGCACAGCAACATCGGTCGGCTGTTCTACCTGACCCTCAATCTTTTTTCTTGCCATACTCTCGTAATTGATTTGAAATGATTTCTATTTTTCTTGCGTAAGGAATCGCGGTGCCAAATTCCAGTACATTGGTATTCTCTCGCTCAAACCGGGCAATAAGCGCCGAAAAATTGAGCTTTACCCGCAAATCGTCCTCCGGAATCATATTCCTGGCAGCCAGATCAAAAACTTCCTGGCGCGAGAAATGCCGGTACGGCTCCAAATCTAGCAAGATCAGCATGCGAGCCATTGCGGTACGATCATTCCGGTATTCCGTCTCAATTATTTTCCGTGACAATGCGTCTAGCTCCGATTCTGACGCACCGGCATTTTTTGCCGATTCATATCGACTGCGCAAGTTTTCGGCTGTCGCTATGTAAAAATCTGTCCCGTAATTAATTGAAGCCCCGACAAAATACTGCCCATACCTCAACCGACAGATCGTCTCATCTACGAATGATTGTGCGGCTTCAAAATTGAGTTTTAGCCAGTTCAGTTTCGTAGTCTTACTCTCATACGTCGCAGCTACCTGTTTTTCATTTACCGCTTGATCGTTAATCGGTTCACTCCCGGTACCGACGCAGGCGGTAAAGATTTCATCGTAAAGGCGCTGGCATTCTTGCACATTGTATTCCAGCGAGCCAATGTCCGCGTTGGTGATCGTTACCGGATTCCGCAGGTCGGGACTGTCTTTCGTTGACGGTGGATCTATTTCCACAAATGTACCCGGGCCCGATAATCTTTTCTCGGCGCACACCGGACACGGCAGCGGCATACCGTCAACCGTCACAACATATTGCCCTTTCACATCCCGTATAAATCCCCCATCGCAATAGTCCCCGTTTTCCGCATTCGAGTAAGTGCATTTTTGTGCATACCCGGAGTAAATCGGGTATGGCGCATACAAATCAAGATTCCGTTTTGCGATCGAAAAGAACAAATACCAATTCAGATCGTTCAACGATTTCGACACGGGGGACATCTTTATATCCGGCTCGTCAATATTGAGCGGCGTAGTCCAAAAGAACCGCGCCGGACAATATCCGAGGTTGTGGACGTTTTCAACCTCTGGCAGTCCGATTTCCCCACTTCCGTTCCAATGGTATACCCGGTAACTGTGATCGTCGATAACTACCAGCCGATCCCCTTTTTGCCGAAAGATTATCCATGCCATCGCAGAAATATCGCGCGAATCGCGACATGTCTCATAATCGATAACATGCTCGATGCCCAGCCAGTAGAAATAAGGCTCCGGCAGTTCCCCGGGGCGCTGATGTTCGGGCATATCGACGATTAGCACGGAATTGATGTCCGACCGCATTTTGGAAAATCCGGTAGTCGACCAGATCAGCGGTTCCCCGAGACGATCAGTTCGGTACTGTTCCCAATCGTCACGGTCTGCGCCATCGGCGAATTGATAGTTAAAAACCGGATTACGCCCATCGAATACACGGCTAAGCTCATCGAAAATCTTTCCTGTCAAATCGTTTGTTTTGACAGGATAGCCAAATAACTTCAAGAACGTTTTGTACTTGTCATGAGGTAACAGCCCCGCTACCCATGTTTTAAAGTCTAGAGCCGGGGAAAATTCCCGATTGGATAAATGGCAGTCAACGTGAAACCTGATCCGTTCCTGCATCCATTCCGCGCGGGACTTGATCCACTTTTTTCGAGGACTTTTTACTCTTTCGCTTATTTCCCGTTCTGTCAGCATGGCTGTCGTTGTGCTCTGTGTCTTGGTTTTGTATCTGGGTAGGTTCCTCCCGTTCAACCTTTTCCCATCCGCCGCTGTCCGCCATTCCGAGAATGCGCGCGGCATGTTCCGCTTTAAACGCTTTGATCCGCCCCGAGCGTTTAGCCCGGAGCAGTACAAGCGTCGATTTTGGTGATTCCATTACTCCGTAGGAGCTACAAGGTCGTACAGGGGGTTGAACTCGGGTTCCACGAGCACAAAATCGTCCGACCAATTCGGAACCAACGAGAACTGCAACGGGTTCGAATCGGGAGCCTCGAAACCGCCGAGGGTTTTGTCGCCCACAAAAAGAGCACGGATCGGAATAGGTTTGTAATGATCCGTTGTAGTGGGAGGATCGCCGGCAGTCGTGGTAGGCTGGTTCTGCATCCCCAAATTGCCGTACTCGTCCACGAACACAACACCCAGATTTTCACACATCAGTTCTTTCAGAGCCTTGATCGTGTCCTGGGGGCTCTTCTCAATCCGGGCAGTAAACGGTGTCGGGTTTGCGCCGAGAATTTCCTCGATGCCGCCTACTGAAGCGTTCCCGCCACCATAGGTACGGGCTTCGCCGGATTCGGCCGTAGGCTCTACGATGAAGGGAGTGATAACGGCTTTCGTGCTGTCAGTGGCCGCAAGCAACTCCGTCCACGTCGCAAGCTCTTTCGGGTTTTCGATCTCGTTGAGCTTTTGGCCGTTGTAAAGGCGCATGAAAATAAGTTTCTGAATCTGCCCCATAGATTCCGGGCAGTTACTCACGGGGATAGAGGGCAAAGCCGCACCCCTCGGGCATCCACATTTCATTTTCTGAAAAATTTAAATGTTTGACGTTGGGCTACCCTTCACCCGGTTGATTTGATTACAATTTTAGAGCGAAATTGCAAATTGACAAACCCTGATCGGCGTCTTTTTTATAGCATGGGTTGCAGAATTAATGATAATTAATTGAAATTATGTGCGTTAAATACAATAGCGCGTTTTCCTGAATTTTCAAATAGTATAAAAATAATTACTATTATATTTGCATAATAGTATATTTTGCATTACTTTTGTAATGTCAAACAATAACAGATAGCAACAATGAAATCAAGCGAACTACACCGCCTCATCCTGCGAAACGGATGGGTCGCGATCAGGCAAGCCGGAAGCCACGTTATTTACGAAAAAGGCAACAAAACTTATCCGGTCCCTTACCACGGAAGCAAAGAGATTTATAGACCGCTAGAATTAAAAATCAAAAGGGAAATGGGGTTGAAATAACCCCTCTTCCCTGCATAAAAACACAGAATAATGGAAAAGATAAAAGCTATTGCAGGATGGGCCTCCGACGGTACAGTTTCTGTAATGATGAAGGATGATATGTTCTCCGGTATGGGAGATACCGTACAGGATGCCATTGATGACATGCGCCAGGGCATTGCGTTTTTTATCGAAACAGCAAAAGAAAAAGGATTTCCGTACAAAGAATATCTTGACGGAGATTTTGAAATCGAACTGGAGTATGACGCTGTAAGTGCGTTAAAGTATGCCCGGGAGTACATCAAGGATACCAAATTGGCCGAATTGACCGGAATACCCGCAACACAGATCGGGCGCTACGCCAACGATAAAGCGAAACCCCGGCCCGCACAGCGTCGCAAGATTATGGAGG